ATGGTTTCTTTACCTATAACTTCTGTTGTATGGGCAATGTCTAAAAGTTCCGGGATATCTTCTTGGGTTAATTTGTAATTAGAACTCTGTAAACAGTGAGAAATTTGAGAAATAGAACTGATCTCATCCCCAGGGAGGGAGAGAACTTGTATCAAAACATCATGGGAAAGAGATTGAAGATTCGGATTGTTGGCTAATAAGCACCCGATGGTATTAATGGTAAAATGTCGATGTTTTTCCAGAAATTGTTTATATAATTCAGGACTTCGAGAAATAACATCTGCCATGGATTCTGTGAATCCTAAGTTCCGATTATTTGACGATGCATATATTTGACGATATATATCTTTTTGTTCTTCAGACAAATCTTCAGGAGTGGGAATTTCTTCCGTTGCTAAACTTTGGTCTGACTCATATTTCTCATATGCACTTCTACGGGTCAGTCCGGAAAAACTTTTTAATTTCATTTAATTTCTTCTTTGTAGTTCGGAGACAAAATCTTTACCCCGGTAAAATTGAAGAAGGCACCGACCGTCTTGAATATAACTTCTTTAGAAGACTCAGACAGATTTTTCCAAGCTTCTTCTGTGAGATCTGAACAAACATCAACCTCAATCTTAGGAACAAATTTATCTGCAGAAATCTCAAAAGAAAACTTGGAGATCATCCCTAAGAGTCCTGACTCATTTTCAATTTTAATGGTAGGAACCATAGATTCCTTCCGTTTTTTAAGAATTATAAATATATCACCATCTTCAATTAAAATCGATCTCATACTACACTATACACTGAGAACTTCAAAAGTTTTGGCCTCTTCTTCAGAAATAAATATGGCTTTTTTCCCTCTAATATAAATAACTACTTCTTTAGAGTCGTCATTGACATGGAGTTGACATCTCATGATTAACTGTTGTTCCATGATAAAGAAAAAAGCTGCCTTTAATGTGCATCTATTTATGATAAAATTTCTCTTTTCTCCATTAGATCCTGGTTCGGTCGGACCAGGATCTATATTTATAATATAATCACATTCCATTTAATATAAAATACAACTAAGCCCCGGTGAACTAAAGTCCGCCGGGGCTTAGTTGAGAGAGCCCTTTCGGGCTCATCTTCAGCGGGTGATGATCAGACGAACGAGACCGCGGGGATTGAATGCTCCAATCCCAAGGTTCTCAAACATCGAGAATCCGATTGTCCGGTCTTCGGGATTGTCCGCCGAGAGAACCGTAAGCTCCGTACGGACCGGGATCCGACCGAAGTTCTCGGGCTCGCAGCAACAATACACGACACCTGCGGGAACGAGACGCGACACGATGAACTGGGCGTTCCACCCAGTTGCCATCATACCGGTCTTCCAGAGGGACGCCTGGGACTCAATGTCCAGGACGTCGCGACCGAACTTACGGATATCAGCATAATCCGTAGCGTTCAGGTAAACGCGGGCCACCCGGAGATCGTGACGCTCGATCTCGGCGTACGCGTCCGCGAGGACGGCCGGCGAGAGCGGAGCCACAACCGGGATATCCGGGTTCGTCCCGCCCGGAAGCGAGTCGAATCCGTTAACCGCGATCGCATCGAGAATCGAGAAAACTCGATCGTCTTCTGCGGCCTGGATCTGAGCCTTACCAAGATCCTGCATACGCTTGAGAAGGTCGTAGCGACGCTCCTTAACCTGCGTAAGTGGGGCCTTGGGGAGGGCCGCGATCTCGAAAAGCGGGAAAATCACACGGCGTGGCTTAGCCACGGCGGTGATCGACTCGCCTTCCTCACCGATCACGTAAGCGACCACATCGGGGTCCTTATCGTAAATCGGGAGAGCGCCATCCGGAAGCTGTTCAACCAAAAAGGTCTTACGGCCAACGGACGAGTAGTCCCTCCGCTCACGGAGCGGCTGGACCATGGAAGCCGCAAGACGCTTACGTCCTGACGGGCTACCAATGAATTTGTCAACGACTGACTCCTTAACGGAGTTATCAACTGCTTGAACGCCGAACATTTGGTATGCTTTCTCCTTCTATCTATTAGAGATAGAGAGCTATGAAAATTTCGGTGCTGTTAGCATCCGGGGGCGAAATGACAACACCAACACGAGTTACGTCCGGCTCAATGGCCGCGCCAGCCGCGCCAGAACCAGTTGCCGCAACGGTAATCCATTGCGTCTCGTATGAGTCCTGCCAGCGATTGGTGGCAAATCCATTTACGCTAGCGTAAAGGATATCACCGACGTTATAAACTAACGCCGTACCAACAACGCCGCCACCGACAGTCGTCTGGACCTGGGTCTCATAGACCTTCAATCCAATCGAGCCACCGCGAAGGAATGGACCCTTACCGGATGCCACGCCTGGTGTATTCTCATAGGCATTACCCAGAGAATCGTTGATGAACAGACCGAGAGGGCGAGTACGTGCAAAGAATGCACCACCACCCGTAACGGCCGCACCACCAACGGTGTTCGAGCCAATGTCTGGGCGAACAAACGCAATCGACCCACCGAGAACGCCCCGCTTTACGTTAGCAGGAAGCGTCGTCGAACGAGCTGAAGGCGTGATCACCACAGACGGGTTTGCCTGAGTAAACGCATCCGTCGCAAGAACTTCAATTGAGTCCTTTATGAGCGAATACAGAATACGCAGGGCACTTGTTGAGAGGCGAAAATCGCCCGATGCCTGTCCACCAATCGTTCCCATTTTAACCCAGTCTCCTTCGGTCCAAGCTAGAACATACTTTCAATTCTTCCAAAACAACGAATTCAGTCCAACCTAGTTGCGAATTCTATTATTTCTTCTGAACCTTCCAGTTATCCCGCTAAGACCTCCGTCGCTGTTAGAATTATCTACGTTTGAGTATTCAATCTCGCCAGTCTGTCCTTCACTTCCTTTCGGATCATGAAGGACAGACCAGAATTTCACGCGCCTGGGCGCTCCCAGAGATTCTCGAGCGCCGTATCAATGCTCGAGGCCTTGGGCTTAGTGACTTGACCAAGCTTTTTTGCGCCCTTAGCAGAGGCAGTACGACTGATCGAGTATCCACCTTGCTCACGAGCCCGTTGCTCCTGAGAAGCGGCAACGATTTCACGTTGAGCCTGGACCTCAGGATCGTCATTGAACAAAACGTCAAGTGACGATATATGAGGGAGACCTTCTGAGCCGTCATCATCTCCGTCAAAGGAGATGGAGAAATCGCTGGCCATCGCTGGCATGGCCGGTGGAGAAACTTCAGCTCCCGGAGCTTCTTGACCCATTCCCGGAGCTTCTTGACCCATTCCCGGGTTGAGCATTTGGTCCAGCATGGACATCTCTTCAGACGTCAAACCAGTAGCGCATTCTTCATTTTGCGCTTGCTGTTCTTGCTGTTCCTCTTGCTCTTCATCCTGGCCCTGTTGCTCCTGCTGGCCCTGTTGCTCCTGCTGCTGCTCTTCATCCTGGCCCTGCTGCTCCTGCTGGCCCTGTTGCTCCTGTTGCTCCTCTTGTTCATCCTGCTCAGCAAAACGAACCGAGGCAACAACCCGAACCATGGACTTCAGAGTCGGGTCATCAATATTCATGAACAACGTGGCAAGCTTCTCAACGAGATTCTCCGGAGCTTCGTCTCCGAGCATCTTAGCTGAAAGCTTAGTGCAAGCCAATGCACGATTGTAACGATTCGCGGGGGCAAGCGCTGCAGGAGAAGTCTCCTGAATCCGCTTGATCGTCGCCGTTACAACGTTAGGAGGAAGGCACATGAAATCAAGAGCCTGATCTTCAATCAGCTTAGGATTGGCAGTCTTAAGAAGACCACGCGCCAATTTCTCACAAGCCTGAGCCTTACGCTCGGAAGCACTACGATGGTTATCGTACTTGCCTTTGCCGTTCCACTTATCGGCATCTTTGTGATCCCACGTATCATCGCGGAATTCAGCAAAGTTAAGCTCATTACGCTTAACATGGCCGCCTTCGTATTCTTTTTCAATATGAGAATACGGAGCAAGAGATTCTGCCCATGAGTCCGGACTTCCGTTCTCGTATTCAACAGGAGACGGCTGTGGATGCTCCTGGTTCATATTGTAGATATCCGCACGACGCCCTTTCCCTTTCGGGGCAGTGGGTAGTGCATTTGCTGATCGGATCCAAGTTGAACGCTGGCGCATGTTCAGTTCGCCTCCTGAGAGACCGAGTTTATCAATGTCTTAAAACTATTCACGGTTTTGCCTGATAATTTCGAAATTGTCAGAAACCGCTGCTTATCAAATTTCATCATGAAAAGTCCATCAATTGGAAATTGCAAAAGACGCAATTTTCCCCTTCCAAATAAGAAACTTAGACTCTTTATTAGAGACGTTTCTTCCAATCCTAACTCTGCAAGCTGCCAAATAAGATTTTGGGCTTGGATACTTGATGATCGGCCCGGCAGACATGACTGCTTTATATAAAATTGGACTATAAACTTTATTGTTTATTCGGTCTTCAATCCAAGAAAGTGCGACTAAATCACGTGGATTCATTTTGTTTGCACGAATGGATTTTACTCCACCTTCATGTACAATTTTATAAGCTCGAGTCGCCCATTTAACCAACTTAACATTTTTCGGGAAAGCCTTCTGAAGCTTTCGATTAAAATCTATTGAAGATCTGACTAGATTGTCGTTTTCGTTAGTTAAATCAATAGGAGCTTGTACAAATCCGACATCTTCCGGCTTTGGACCGAGTTTATCAGTTAAGGATTTAACAATTCCCTCAAGCAAAAGCTCTTGAGTTTTGTTTACAAGTTCATCAATCTTAGATTCAGCCCCGGAGTCTGATGATTCATCACCCTGATCTTGAGATTGATCTTGAGAATCCGAATCATCTTGGGCGGAATCATCTTGGGCGGAATCATCTTCTTGCCCTTCTGCAAATCTAACTGAAGCCGCTTTCTTCAAACCGTCAGGTAATGGTTGAGATGAACGTATTTCATAAACTTGAGAAGCAACATCAAGTTTAGCCGCAATTTGATCCGTGTTGGGATTTAATATATTTCGACGAACAGCTCCACGGAAGGCAGGGTTACGAACCCAAGAAGCTTCAATAAATTGATTAGAATTTGGCGAACTCACATGTCCGACAAGTTCAGCAATTTTACTGTCCATCCCATTTTCATCTTTGAAAATGGTTCCTTTTCCTTCATATTGAATACACGGACAAAGTTGAGTGTCGTCAGCAGCTACGTTCCCACATTTCGTACAAATAGTAAAAAGAGAGACACAACCCATTGAAAGACCAGAAATATCCCCAGATAAAATATCATTAACTAATTTTTGATGTTTCCTATCAGTAGCGACTAATATATCTATATAGCAAGTATGACCTAAATCACGGGCAATAGCGTCAACAATAAATCCCTTTGAGAGCTCTGGAACTTGTATATGCTCTAAATAATTTTGAGCACCTATGAAGGTTCGATACGTAGAAAGAAGCAAAGAACGATCCCAGGCATCTCCATTATTATTGATTAATTCTTGACATTCTTTATTGATCCGGAAATTCGGATATCTGACATCAATTTGGATTCCCTGGGCCATTTGACGCCCAGTCTTAGCATTTTTCGGAGTAAAAGTATCAACTGATGCGACTATAGTCGCATGACTTAAAAGAAACTGCTTCGGGTCAGCCTTACGTAAAACTGTTTTAGCTACTCGAGTTATTTGAGATTCAGGTACGGCCCCCTCGTTATTACGACGGAGTTCATCCATCCACTCATCAAACTGAATATTATTATGAGTAACTATAGCTTTAGCGGTCTTTTTCCAGGCCATGTTCCTGGAAAAACCATACTATTAAGAATTGAAATCCAAGGCTAAATTGATTATGGGTATGAGCTTCTTCCTCAAAGAAGGGTCTTCAGAAGCTTTTCTAGAAAGTTGTTTTATGATGGAAGAAGTAGTAGAAGCCTGTTTTTCTTCTTTGATCATGGGTCCGACAGCTTTAAAGAATTCTCTTAAAGACTGGATGGTTTTATCTTCGTCTCCGAGATTTTCCCGGAGCATATCAGAATAATGCTCAACAGTTTTCTTGAGATTTTTCGGCTTGGCATCGGACTTCTCCTCATCACGAGGGAGCCAAGCCCCGGGTTCTTTTAGGTGATCACGGAAACCTTTTACGAACTTCTCTCCACGCTTAATTAGGCCTTTGGACTTTTCGAAAAGTTTTTCAAGATTTTTCCTGACAGGCTTACCTTTTTCTGTCTCTTTAAACTCTTTTAGGAAATTATCAATTTCACCTAGTAACTCATTCTTTTCACGGGATTCCGCTTCTATGTAAGCAGAAGCATCGCCCCAATCATCTTTGCCTTCAACAAAATCATCCATCCGACTCTCATCCATTTGATAGGACGGAGCCATAGATTCAGATTCTTCTGATTTTGGTTCGGCTTTTGGCTTTTTCTTGAACTTGTTCTTAACCCAGTCTTTAATACCGGCAGTATCTTCTATTTCAGCTATACGGGAAGCAATACTGCTAAATTTAGAAACTTCTATTCTTTCAGCCGCTTCATCTAATTCATTAATTTTATCAAGTTCTTTAGTAAACCATTCATCAATTTCTTCAACGTCTAAATTATCAAGAGCCTTCTTGATATCTTTATTGACTGATTTTAGAGAATTTACGAGAGTCTGAAGACGCTCTTCAAATTTTTGAACGTCAGGGTTTACGACAGAAATCTTCTTAAATTTAGTTATATTAATAAGATTCTTTCTCAGAGATTCCCCGAGAACAGGGTCAATCTCATTCGAAATCTTAAGAAGATTTTGCAAATTCTGATTCACATACTAAACACAAATCAAAGTTCTATTAAGTTTTCTTATTTTATTACATATTTTACACACTCTTTCATTATTTGATCTTAAATATGCATCATGTAATGAATGTCCGTGTTTACAATGAGTCTTAAGAGGAATCAAAGATCTAGTTTTAACTCCCTTAGCTATTGACTCTTGGCTAAGTTTTCTATCTTTTGAAGTCTCAGAGAGTTTTTTGCGAGTTTCAAATGAACAAACTCTGTTTTTACTTGAAATAGATATTTTTTCACGAGACTCATCATTTAAAACATAACTTTTTCTAAAATTTACTAATCTAAATCTATTTTCAGGTTTAAAACATATTTTCTTAGCATTTAAGCTTCTTTGTAGTTTAGCTTCTGGTGTATTACAAGAAGCTTTTTGAGATATTTTTGATTCTAATATTTGAGATTTTTTAAAAGCTAGTTTAAGACTATTTAAACCTTTAGACCTAAATTCCGGATTTTTCCACAATTCTTTACTAATGACAGATTCCAACGCTTCTCCATAGTTTGAGAAGTAAGCCCTATGTATTTACGGCCTGATTCAATATGAGTATGACAATAAACTGTCCAGATTTTCACACTTGAACGGTGTCATAAAACTTCTATTTTACAAGATCACCGGGATGTATGGAAAATCCGCAGTTTCTACACTGAAGAACACGTTTTCCCTGACGGTAAACTCTTGGCTTAATGGAGCCTGGAGTCCTACATCGAGGGCATTTCAAGTCTCCTGAATTTTTTTCTTTTTGAGTTACTTTATATTTTCTTTTATTATTCTTATAGTATATGGAAAGCCTGCGACTATGTTCGTATAAATTTGAGACAGTTAAACGAACCGTGTCGGTCCCGAATTGATCTCCGAAAATAGAATGGAGACTCGTAAAAGCTTGTATTTCGTTCTTCCCTTGACGCCAAGCTTTACAGGCAGAACGCCAAATAGGGCCAGTAGCTTCCTCAAAACGAGAAGCCACTCGAGAAGCTAGAGACTTACGCCACTTGTCATCTTCTTTTAAAGTCTGTTTATCATCAATGTTTCTCGCTCCTTCCCAGGAGGAGTAACTTTGATCAATTAGCATTGGAGGGAAGAACTCCAATAATTCCATATTGAGCCGAACAAGCTGGGACGGAGAGTCTTGTTCGGCCCCCCATGGCCATTGGACAGAAACTTTGCCTGTATCTGGGTTTGAATAAAGAACCCGTCCAGCATAAGGAGACAAAAGTAGATCGTGGAGATCTGAATGACGAACAAAATCACCCGTGTGAAATTCACGGGCTAAAAGTTGATCGTCAACAAAGGCTCTCCGGAACATATTTTGCTTCCCTTGATGGGATGATCAGGGGGCCCAAGTTTTAGACGAACCCTGACGCGTGCTCTTCCCGGACGAACCGTGCTCCCAAGAAGGTTGCTTCTTGGTCTTATCGGTCCATTCGCTCAGATCACGAACATCATATTCATTCCGGTTCTCTACCACAGATGAACGGTCCGTGTCATAAGTGTTAATTTCCTTCGAATTAAAAGAAGGACCGATCTTCTTCATGTACGGCTCATCAGGCTCTGTCTGAAGAGGACCGACAGTGTTTTCAAAAGCCTTCATGTATGGCTCATCGTTATCCTGCTGGATAACCTTCGCCTTGCGAGATGCGAGATTCTTCGCACCAAAAGCCGTAACCTCAAACTTATCCGCAAAAGAATCGATATTCTTGATAACCTGAGCGGCTACCTTCGGATCAATCTTCTTGGATTTTATGAGGGTCTGGATCTCGTCAGCAGTGCGATCGAGAGCAGTTAAAATTTTGTTGGCCGTAGTCTTGTCCATTGAAATCTCCGTCCTATTTGGCTTCAGCATAGAAGCCCCATCAATCACCAGTTTCCGTCTTCCTTCGTAAGGATAACCGAAGAAACCTTCTTCTTCTTTTTCTTCTTAGAAGTTTTCGGCTTATTCTTGTCCTCTTCCTTCTTATCTTTCTTGCCTTTCAAGAAAGCTGGAGGAACGGGCTTCTTTTTCTTACTGGGTTTCTTTTTCGCTGCCAAGATGACAGGAAGAAGAACCCGACGAATCCCTGGATTATTATGGGCTAGACGTATTAAAACGCCAACCCCAACAGTTGCTTCCGAAGCCTCTTTTGAAGAGGGTTTAACATCTTTACTGAGTTGGTCTATCATGTCTTTTATCAACTTTTCAATGTCTTCCGAGTCAATATCCTTCGGATCATCAATGTCATCTTTAAGAACCTTCTGCATGTTCTTAAAGGCCTTCTCTATTTCATCTTCAGATATATCTTCTAAGCCTTCTAGGGCTTCCATTATAGCAATTTTGTGATTAACAGAAGCCTCTTTTTTACCTTTATTTTTTTTCAAAAAATCAGCAAGACTTCCTAATTCTTCAAAAGCCGAAACAAAATCGTCAATATCTAAACTATCTAAAGCTTCCTTAAGATCGTTTATGGTCTTTTGAGGATTATGCTCTCCACCTTTAAAAACATTTTGTTCTGTTTCATCAAGTATTTCTTCATCCTCCCTATTAAACCCAGAATCTTTTTTATCTTTTATATTCTTCCCACCCTGCTGCTCTTGCTGCTGGCCTTGCTGCTCCTGTTGCTGACCTTGCTGCTGGTCCTCAGCAGTTCTTCCAACTAAAGAACGCAGATTCTTTACGATCTCGAAGGCAGCCTTCGGATTATCATTACGTATATCACTGGCTATGCGAAGTATGTTCTTGATCTGATTTTGCATGATCGATGCGCTCCGTCTGGAACCTTTTTCCACAGGGAAAACAGTTTCTGAAAATGAATCGTGACCCCACCCAGCAAGTCTGTTCAATAACATATCATATGTTTCTGCGTCTATCTTACTCTGATATAAATTATCATCGCCGGTCTGAATGGATATATCTAAAGCTGCCCTCTGCTGGGCATCAATAGAACCATCATCCCATCCATATTTAAACCAATCCTCATCTAATAATTCCTTAGCAAATTTAAGTATAGATTCATATTGAGGTTTACCGAAATATCTCTTATGATAAGATTTATATCCAGTATTAGTTGGACCAGAAGGATGGCCCTGTTCAACCAATCCATGGAAAGTTGCCGTCTTAACAGACATTGGTCCTGAAACAGAAGCTTTATTAGAAGCTTGTTTACTCTTTCTCATTAATCCGTTATACATATTTTCTGCTTCTTTAGGTAGTTTACCATATTTTTTAGTAATTTTATCTCTAAAGTTTTCCATCAACAGAAAGGGATCAACTTCAGATTTTTTCTCTTCATTCTTAAGATTAAATAAACTCTCAACACTTTTTAATAATTTACCATGACCATCATCCCATTTCCATCCTTCTTTCCCTTCATGGGTTTTAAATTGTTCAGCAGCTTGATCCCAAGCTTTCATGAAAGCTTGGGTATCAGAAATCAATTCTGATTCTGACTCTATTTGTTTTCTTACAACATCAATATCCTTTTTAAGGGAAAGATTTTTAGCATCAACATTAGGATTTTTACTTAATTTTTGGAAGAGGGATGCTATGGTTGCAAATATTAATAAATCTCCGGGTCTAATTTTATTGAAGGAATCAGACCCGTGTTCAGAATTTTCAATTATTTTATTATGTAATTCTTCAACATCCGGGCTAGTTTTGAAAAAAGAAGCGTATAACCAAGTTGGTATAGAATCCCCCATATCTTCAATACGATCATTTAAAGCGTTTAAAATATTATATTTAATACCAAATGAAAGAGAAGAACCCTCTGGCCATCTTCTCTCAACTAATGATAGGATTTCTCCAACATCATTTGTTTTAGATAATTTATTACGAAGCTTACCATCTAAAGCGTCAGACTTTATTTCATCTAATTTTTCTTCATTGAGTTCGGTATTTTCAAATTCTTCAGCGAGTTTTGGAGAAACTCTCTTAAATTTAAAAAATAGATCTTTTTTCTTCTTACTTATATCTTTCTTATTTTCTACTTTCTCTTCAAGGATTTCTTCCGGGCTTTTCTTGCTTTTTTCTTCTTTTTTAATATAACTTAAAGCCTTACCTAATTCAAAATCAATTATGTCCCATTTCTTTTCTTTAATATATTTACCAAATGGTATATCGTATGTATTTTTAAATAATTTTAATTTTTCAGGGTCAAGTTTTTCTAATTTGTCTACTACATATTTATATTTATATTCAAAGGATTCATTATCATGAATCCTTCCAGGGTATTTAAGAATGTCTTCAAATTTATCAGGTTCATCAGCAGCTATTGTAGTAGAAATGAAAACTCTTAAGGCCAAATCGGCTAAAGAGGAATTTTTCATAGATAGATCTTTATCCCCAGATTTAGTATCTGAGTCGTCAGTTTTCATCCTTTTTCTTCTATTATCAAATTTAGGACCTTTTCTCGGGGCAGATTTTCTACTTGGAGCAGGCTTCCGTCCTATCAGTCTTTCGACTTCTTTTTCTTCCTTTTCGCTCGGACTCAATGAAGAATCGGATTGTAAAAATCGCATGCCGGTACATAATCAATATTTCACAACAAGCTTAATTCTAGCCCTCCTCCTTTTCAGCAAACCGATCTCCTTTTTTAGTTACCGTTTTTAGTCCCATATTTTTGATAAGTCTCTCTTTAACATCAGTTTCTTTAGCTATTTCTTCACCAACCGATTCAAGAATTTTCGTTATCAAATCATTAAACTTAGAATCATTCGGGGTAAACATATCTTTCTTGAGTTGAGCAGAAGCTTCATCAGAATCAATATTGAGGAGATCAAGAATAAAAGAAATAGGTAAAGACCCTTTTTGATAAAGATTAAACATGAAATCCTGAAGTTCAGTATTGTCGCGGAGAGCTAAACGAGTAAATTGTAATTTAGGATATAGAAGATTCCTATTTCCATATTCATCCTCTTCAAAGAAACCCTTCTTTTCAGCCACCGGGGCAAATAAATATTGCTCAACAAATTCACATATAGTTTCACGATATAGCAGATACATAGTGTTCATAACATCTAAATGAATTCTTTCTCCAGAATATGAAGACTCCCCGGTGAGCATAGGTTCAGTGACTCTAAGCCCAATCATGAGAAGTTTGTTGTTTATTTCATACTCCGTCCCGAGATCGAGAAGACGGTCTCTGGATCCTATCTCGTCCCAATGGACTTCAAAGTTCGTTATGATGCTAAAATCAGGATCTATTAGGGCTTGGTCTACTTGGTCTCTTAAGTCATCAACGTCTGTAGAGCTCATCTTATCCGCCCAAACAACACGTTTGGGCGTCATAGCACGACTCGCTATACTCGTCTGAGACTGACGAAGTTTATCACTATATAGGAGAGTTCTTAAGCATCTCTCGAGAATTGAAATACCACGATCATCATATGGACTTTTCTTATGCGCTAAATGATAACAAAAAGAAGAACAGAAAAAGTCATCATAAGGACTGGAGTTTAACGGTATTGGCTGACCGTTAAGAAGATTTTCCCTGATCTGTTCAGGGATATCATCTGCGATACGAGCAGCCTCCTCATCATGCTGTTCTTGGGCTCTTAAGACAACTAAACGATCTTTTTCAGATGGTATGAGCTCCATCTTAACTTTGTTCGTATATTGAAACACCTCAAGTTTAACTTGTTCCGGGGGTAAAATTTGAAGACGTTGCCATCCTTCATAATGTTTTGCAACATAATCTTTGATAGCTGAAATTTGTTCAGATTGAGATTTTGGTTCTCTTACTACTTCAATACGTTTTTGAGGCCTCCCGGCATAATCGACTTCTCCGACCTCTTCCTGTTTTACGTCAACAAGCATTTCTTCAGGAATATCAACTTCCTGATCTTCACAAAAAACAAACACATTCCCGTGTAGCCAGTATTCATGAGTAGCATCATATAAAGTCTGAAAAAGCCTCAGACGTTTACACATGTTCTCGTAAAAATGTTGAATCTGACGATTTCTTTTCATGTCTTTCCCTTTAGGAAGGGAAAGACGAACCTTGCTCATAGGAACATCTGTATGAAAATCTATGGCTGCTCCAACTATAGGGTGGGTATTGTACCAAAAACGAAAAAGTTCTCTTTTTTCACGTTCTGATTGGGGGAGTTCAAGGAAATCTGTAGATAACTGCGGGCTATAAAAAGAAAAATCAGCATTGGTTATGGAAGAACTTCCAGCGTTCCCGAAATTCCCATTCCCACCACCACCAGTTGCTAAACGAATAGACTGAGACATCTCACGACGAGCTTGTTTCTCTAAACGAGTCAAGCGCCTTTTCGGCACTTCCTGTTCATCAACGTGTTTAATGACTCTTCCGCCACTAGTTGTTTGAGCAGCAGGGTTAACCCCTATTTTTTTCTTACTTGCCATTATTCAAATACCGATTCTTCAGGTATCCACGAAGAATCCTTATGAGAAGCGCAAACCTTTTCCATATCTTTAGAGGTCTTGGAAAGCTGGGATTTCATAGATTGTATAGATTTTAGAAAAGTATCTAAATGAATTCTTTTATCAAACCTAAACCGTCTTAGATTCCGGTCCGATTTAATAGTTCTTTCCAACCTTGAAAGATTAATCATAATATTATTTAATGAGGAGTCTTGGTGATCAATATCAGATTGAACACTTTTAAGTGCTGAGAGTATTTCTTCGACTTTTTCTTGGATTTCGAGGTTATTAGCGAGATTATTCTTAACCACGGACAACCTTACCAATTTAGAAATTCTTTAAGGTCAGACGGGTCATCCGATCTAGATCTTTCTTTCATAAAAGAGTCTATAGAATTCTCAAGAGCTTTAACGCTATCCATATCCCCGTCCATAAGAGCTTGCCAAGAGCCGCCATTTTTCACAAAGTTAACACACAACTCTAAAAATTCTTCATCGTCAAATTCTTCATCACCCCAAGTATGATCTACTACTTGACGAATTATCCGCCAAGCAATAGTATCCTTAAGACCTAAATCATCCATCAACAGTAATGGAGCATAAGCAATTCAGCGACGTCGCTGAATTCTAGGAGGAATTCTTTCCCGGACAACTCCATGCATCCTGTTCCTCATTTTCAAATATTGATGATAACCGGTAGACGGCCCGCCTGGGGGTAAATTTGACATAGTGACGTTATGTTCCAATATACCAGGGTTAGCTTTAATATACTCCGAAGCTAAAAGAACACTTCGAGCTATAGAGTCAGACTGATCATCGTGTTTTCCAGGAACCTTCGGAGCTTCTACTATAATTATATTTTTACCTTCAGAAGAAGCCTGAAGTTCAAGAATTTCTGAGATTAACGGAGAATGACGAAATACGGAAGCACTAGCATCAAATGATATAGCTTCAGGAACAGGCCAGTCATATAGTGCTAATTGTTTATTGTACATAAACATTTTGAATGTCTGATACATATTAGAAGAATCAGTTGGAAAGAAATTTCGTTGTTCAAACTGAGTCAGACCATTTTTATGTAACGCCTGCTCAAAAACGGGACCTGCCCATTGATCAAAAATTCCTTTATAAATAAAGAAATTTTTAGCAAGAATCTTTAGCCACTCAGATATGGCATCGAGGTCTAATCGGTTTCTGTCTTGAAGAGTTAACGCATAATCTACAAGAGGATGCTCTAGATGTGGGTTTGATTCTTTCCATTTCTTTTTTGCATACCAAACTTCATGATATGCAAGTTCAATTTTCCCATTATTTAAATGAGTTATAGATACACTAGTTCCGTCGTTAACTATTCCAAAGTCTACCCCGGCAAAGTGAGGCTTTCTCGGAATCCCACGAGTTTTAGGACGAAGGTCAGGAATTATGCAATCGGTTAAATCTTTAGAATCTTCTATCCAACCACGAACACGGTCAGAGAACTCAGACCCAAATTCAGTTCCAAATTTCTTCGGATCTTTACTATATTCAACTTCATAATAATCACTGGAAATAGTTGGATTCACTTCCCAAGTCGGAGCTTGAATCATAAGCATATTTCTAGAGGCCGGAGAGTTTTCCATAGAGGTTTGATATAATTTATAAAAAAACCCTTCTTTAGCATCGGGAGATGAAATAGAAACAACTTTTCCGTCAGATGGGCCTAGTGGAATATGTCTATTAATCGGGTCTTTAGGAGAAAATGCAGCAGTAGAAGGAACAATCGCTCGGTAAACTTTTTCTCCGGAAGAGTTACCCTTATCAACAAAGAATGCAAGCTCGTCTAAAATTAAAAGAATAGTTCCGCGACCACGGAGGCCTTTAGCAATAGAACTCTTGAAAGTAGCTTTTAAAGTAGCTTTTCCACGTTCTCCGAATTTTTGTCTATCAGCATCAGTTCTAAATCTAATATATGTTTGAGTAAAATTAGCTCGAGCAAATTTAAAGAAATCCATCTGCTCAATATGACCACTCATTTCGTTATATACGATAGAGGCTTGATCTTTATCGTTAGCAACACAAAAAAGCAATATTTCGTTACCAGCAGGAAGACCGTAATAAGCTTGAGGGTTTCCCCGACAAAGAAGCTTATACATTTCGTAAACTGCAAAAAGAGCACTTAAAGTACTTTTACCGGAACGCCTTCCGAGAACTAAAATTAACTCATTTCGAATTCGTTCATCTTGTTCTTTAATATTGCAACGACCTTGGTCGTGTAAATAATGAAGATACTCAACTTCAGTCAAATTATAGAGAGTTTTAGTATTAAATCTATCAGTTATTTTAATAGTTTTTTCTTTATCTTCTAAGGGAATACTATAATATAATTTGACTAAAAATTTTTGAACCGGAAAAAGTCCATAAGGTAGGAGTTTAAACCTTTCAATGAAATCAATAATATTTAGAAAATTTGAATCTTGTTCGGTTCGAGCTCGAGAAGATCGTTTTTTATCCAAGAAACCAGATATGGTTCCCGTTAAAACGCTTTGTTCGATCTTCTCTACACTAGGCATAATAAATTTTCCATTTTATATTTCTTCATAGAATTGGAATTTTTTAATCGCGTTTCAATAGAGATCGATTTTCCAGTATTTATTTTCGATAAATTCAATTTAGTTTCAAAACTCAAAATCCTGCCTTTAGTCGCTTTTGATCTCTTAACCTTAGAATCTGATGTTGCCGCAATAGATTTTTGAATATTAGACATTCTTAATTTCGATTCTACAGTATGAAATTTTCCAGTATTTGATACTGCGATTTTTTTCCTGATTTCAGAGTTTAATATTTTTCCTTTACCAGCGATAGATATTTTTTTCTTCGTATCTTCATTCATAACGTGGCCCATTAAAGAAGCGGATATTTTAGCTTTTGTTTTTGGGGTTTTACGAAGTAATGGTAACATCTTCGCTCTATACTCTGGTCTATCCCAAGGATTTTTTATTTTATTTGATTGATAAAATCCGCCTCCTTTCATTATATTAAAACCCTTTTCTGGGTTTCTAGTATCAAATTCTAAAATTTTCTCTTTTTCTAATTCATTAGCTTCTTCCAAAGTTAAATTTTTTCCTAAAATTTCATGGGAAAATGCATCCTTTCCATATTTTCTAATTGCATTCGAAAAATGACTAGTTATATAAAATTTCCCATTCTTTATCTTATTTGCGGAATAAACATGTCTGTTCCACCTTTTCAACATGGAATGTTTAGTTAAACCAATATAACGTCTGTTTGATTCAACGTGAATATGACAATAAACTATCAATGGATTCACCTTGGTAGTAGCATTAAGACTTCATTTGAAGCTCCCAATCCACCATATCTGCCTTCATTTGATTGAAAACTAAATCTATGATTTTTTCGTCTACACCAACTTTAACCATAGAGTCATAGAAGAAATTCATCCAAATTTCAAATACTTTTTGGAATTTGGGGGATTTTAAATTAAAATCATCATTTAAATTAATTTCTTTTCTTTTAATCAAAATTTCAGATAATTGTTTAAGACTAGCTATTCTAGCTATAGTATGATTTATGGTTGATTTCCCATTCAGAGCTGATTGTTTTCTCTCCCATTTTAGATGGGATAATTCTTCTGATATTTCTAATAAAACAATATCAATTAAGTCGGAGGTTGAAGATTTATTGATGACAGCTTGAACTATTTGTTCATCTTGGACAAATATCTCACGTTCTCTATAATCTTTACTAGCGTCAGTTGGATCAACGATTTCGGACAAAGGCATGTCCCCGCCTTGCCCAACGACATATTCTGCCCCTATATCTGAAGAATTTACCTCCGATCCGCCAGGTAATCTTAAGATTTTTCCATTATTACGGTTCGAAACATTACCCATATTTTAAAACTATACTATAAACTTATATGTTTTGCAATTCAGGATGCGAAATATTTATATCTAAAACAGATTTCGAACTACCCGAAACATCGAAATTCATGCCATCATCAAGTTGATATTTTTCAACCGGATTTTCAACAGCGGCATGAATTACCGGTAGGGACTTTTTCTTAAAATCAGCTTTTACTGACTCCGGCACCTGCCGGATCATTTCTTTAGCATATTTAGAGCACCATCCAGGAGATGTTTGAAGAACACACCCGGTGCAAGAAGAACTAGCTAATATATATTTAGCTCCGCGCTTCCTAAATTGAGAAGAACCCGCTGTACAACCATGACCGTAATCGTTATAAGCAGTAGGATCTATATAATAGAAACCTTGAATTCCATTGTTTTCAGCCGCTGAACGGACTGCCGTAGGATTTTCAGATAAATTTGATTTAGTATAGCGACTAAGGACTGCAGAAGTCAAACTCTGACCACGCATTCCGGTATTCATAAGATGAGATATAAATCTCCGAATTTCTTCAGGGTCTATATCGACAGAAGTATTTTCAGAACTGGTGCTCCCATGGAAGAAAGAAACGCTGCCCTTTTCATATATAGGGGTTTCTTTATTCCCAGGCTTAAAAAGGTTGATGGTAGCAGTTAAACGACCCCAATTATTAGAGTCAGATTTAATTGAAGAAACAATAGAAGATGCTAATTTAGTAGTTAAACGATTCTCAAGAACTGCTCGTTCAACAGCGCCTAAAAACGCAACCTTCCCTACAGTAGGGGTATTGGAAACGATTCTTGACGAATGGCAGAGTTGGGCACAACCACCGTCAGGAAGCCCCTTACATATTTCACAAACAGCTCTTCTGCGAATAATAAAATCCGGAGACCCATATTTTTTAACAAAAGCAACGGTATTCCGACATCCTCCAAGAACATCCATATCTAGATACGTATGTCCTAATATTCCATATAAACCAGCAAGCTTCCGAAGATCAGGGTCGGGGGAACCGGTTAAAATCTTAGTATCATTAGCTCCTGCCATCATCCGGCGGGCATAAGCCATATAAGACGGGCTTGGAAGAGGTTCTACCTTCGTTGAAGGGGTCGCCGCACGCTCCAAATAGGCTTTGACGGATGCTTCAGATGCTTGAACGGGTTTAGGATGGTGTTGTTCTTGGACCCTAAGGACAGGCTCAGAAGACACTCTTCTTGGATTATCCAAGAAGGCCATACGAAGACGAACCTTCGCATTACCATCCTTAGAAATAGTCTTCCCTTCGGAAGCTAATTTTGGAGAATAATAGGAAAGAGTCTTATCATCATATGGTATGGAACTAGTGATTCTCTTCTTAAATACCGAACAAGTACCGCCTCGAGCACATACGCACCCAGCACACTCATCTTTTGCAAGAATAAAAAGAGCTTCCTTAGCGTGAGAAGCTACGAATTTTTTATCTTCTGAGTAACCTTGAGAACAACGAGGAAAATGAGCAGAATTTATATAAACGTTTCCCAGAAGACCTCTCTCCTGGATAACCTCCTTGATCAAGGAGCCGGCTAGCTGAATTTGTTTATTAGAAAATTCAAGAGAAAGCTTCTCTTGAATTTCAGACGGCTTATGTCCGGCCATAACAAGGCGGGAAACCCGATCACGAACAGGAGAGGTTGTATCCCGAGGAGGACTCCATCCAAGACTCGGTTGTTGATTTACAATAACATTAGGACGTATAGGAATTACAAACGGGACATTGCTACCCGGCTCTCTAGTCAAGGCATGAGAAAGCTCAGGAATCATATCAAGATTCTGCTTAGGAAGAGTTTCCAAAGCTCTATAGTCAGCTTCACTGACATTCAACCAGGAAAGATCCGCAACACCCTGATCATTCAGGATGTCCGTTATATCACCAATTCCGGTTGATACGTCTATTTTCTTAGCCATTTTGACTCTCGGACTTTTCAGCCAAAGCCATTGATTTGGCTATCCTGGCAGAGCACTCTAAAAGAATTTCGGAAGCTTCAGGGATATGAGAATGAGCAACATGAAGATTCACGAGCTGTGCGTGAATACCTCTTAAACTATTCTCACTAGCGTTTTTGGCGATTGGGAAGGTATCCATATTATCCTGTACGTAAACTTCATGCCGGTGTTTAAGACACCGTATAATATCACTGGCTAAAAACTGTTTATGACCGAGACCATTATTTTGGAGGTATTCAAGGATTTGACGACGAGTTAAATCCTTCTTCCCGTATTCTTTCAAAACTTCAGAAGCAAGCTTACCTGAAGCTTCCAAATCAGTGGCTGTCTTAGACACTTTTAAATTTGATTTAACCTTGTCTGCACTATTCAAATAAATATCCAATTGATCTACAGTTTCTCCAAGAGAAATTTCATCTTTTGCGAAAGATGAAAGAACCGAGTTTAAATGAAACGGTTTAATGTTCGACAAAATCGTACCTCCAGAGTTCGGCTCGTTAGTCTGCTCGTAATATAAATCGGGAGCATTCGGAGCTCCAGTAAATTGACTTAAATCTTCAACCCCATAACCAGACCAAGCGTTTCCATAAGGTTCTAAAGTATTTCCATGAGAAAAATCGTTTTTATTAGGAGATGGGAGTGAATCGCATCCCTCTTTATCTTCTTGAGCATAAACCCCAGAGTTTTCTGAGGGCCATATATCATTTATACTTTGCCCGGGAGGATGTTTCCCATTTTGTCCAGTAGTCATATGATCATAATAATCTGATCTTGCTGAGGGTTCTAACCCGTCAGGAAGCTTGGATTGAGATAAATAAATTCCTCTTTTTCTGTCATCATGAGGACTAGAGGGCGGTCTATCATAGTCTCCAGGAATTAATGCAGATGAAGATCTAGGAGAACTATTGGATGGATAACTAATTAAAAGTTCGGGGGAGATAGCAGTTGATCCGCCACCATCTGGTAAAGATGTTTTCGGACCGTCCCGACCTTCATCGTCTTCCCCATGAAGTGAATCGGATAAAGAAGCATCATAAGGGCCAATTCCGAAATCCTTAACAGCTTTCGGAAGAGCACTTTCTGTAGGTAAACTAGAAGGCACGATTTATTCCTTTATCCCAAAATAGACTGGAAACTTCCCTATCTTTCCTCCGCTGCACAGCGTCAGGATCAATCTCTCCTAAATTGGGAGAATCATGGGCGCGCATCCATGCTACATCAATATCGGATAAACCTCTTTGATAATAATCCATACTCTTCTCGTTCCTGGAACCAGGAAGCCAAGAATATCCTTCAACTCTAGCAACTCTTTCCGCAGAAGTTTTTAATTTAGTCAGATCCCCGGTCGTTGGAGCATCGTACCCTGTAACGCCATCTCCATTAGCATCAGGACCTTCATATAAATACTGAGTTTCTTCAACTCCGCTAGACATACCATCGCCCATCGGATCATCGGATGGAGCATCACAAGGCGGATTATAACCGGATCCGAAGTCTCCAGTACCTGCTCCCGGGCCACGACGATCAAGAACAGGGTTCGGATATAGTCCGCCAGGGATTGATTGGATAGAATTGGCAATACGACGAATTATATGTTTTTTCTTGATGATTTCATCATAACTAGAAGTTGTATGCATCAGTTTTTCTACATCAGAAAGACCGACGCTTTGTTCTTTCTCATCAGTCGGCAAAGCCGATTGACTTAACTTTTTTTTTAATTCTTCGTCTTTTTCTCTTTTTGAAGAAGTCTGCGAAAATCCGGAGGAATCTTCATCCTCTTCGTCGTCTTCTTCTTCCTCATCCGACTCAACAGATGGATTATAATCATCCGGATCCGGATTCTTAATTTCTTCAGTATATTCGTTTTCTACAAATTGTTCAGGGTTTGCTTTAATATCTGCAGCGTCTTCAACAGCGTCCGAAACTTCTTCTGAAACTTCTTCTGAATCACCAGCTGTACGCCAGTGATCCGCGTTTATCTCGTCATGGACAGTATCAGTAAAAGAAGATAATATTTCAACAGAGCTTGCTAAATTCGCACGCAAATCTTTGATAGATTGTATATATCCACGACCGCCCATGAGACCATCAGGGCTGAACTGAGAGGATGGCATTTTAGAAAAAATTCTAAACGCCGACATGGCATAACTATGGGCTCTTTGAGACGCCCACAGGATTTTGGCTAGATTTCGGAGACTATCAGGAGTCCATTCATACCCATCAACACGGATGTCACGTCGAACCGGGCCTTGGTCTTTTTGGAATTGAATAACACCAGCGGTCCTAACTTGACCACTAGCGATCGCAACTCTGGAAGCTACTTTACGGATATCCATAGGCATGAGTTATCCTAATATCGGACCTAAATCGTCATCAACAAGTCTTTCTATGAAAAACCCGTTTTCGTCTTGACCTAATTTCCAAAAATCTTTTTGGGAAATACGAACTAAAGTGTCATCTTCTGCGACACGGAAACCACCAAGATCATTTAAACTGGCGATTCTGACCCGCCCACTGGCAGATCTTATGGTTGAAGAATCAGGAGATGGGAAATCATCGACTGAACTCGATGAAAACCGGAAATTCTCTATCTTGAGTACCATATTACCTAACCTATTAACACGGAAGACAACAAGCTTAGGATCAAATCGGACCAGTCACGATTAGATTGACTGGCACATCTACAGGATTGTTGGAAGCAGTAGAAGATTGCACCCGAAGTATATCAGAATATGTTCCGGGTATTCTCGGAACATTAGAATTCATAAGGGAAAGAGTTATGATGGAACTCTCTCCAGCGTTTAAAGGACCGCCTGTGGTGGGTATGATAGCCAACCAGGGGCTATTATTTTGTAGTTTAGCAGTAGTGAAATCCAAAACAGATCCGACAGGACCATCGTTGGTCACAGTGAGTTGTTGAGCACCATTTGAAGATTCAGTTATTAAACTAAAAAATAGATTAATAACTATTGGGGAAACCAAAATTTCCGGTCTTGGGAGAACTGTAACATTTACTAATATTGGAATAACAGTAGACAAATTTTGACTATTTTGGAGATTTACGCGACCGGTATATGGCGAATCTGTAAACAAAAGGATACCAGGGTTAATCTTTAAAGAAAACTGTCCCGATTGTCCACGCCCAAGCCCGCTTATGGCAGTCGGGTTAGAAAACAGCCAAGGAGAATCTGAAGAAGAAAGAGCTGTGAGGAAGGAACCGATGGCTCCAGAATTCTGAATTTGAGTAACCCCCACAATAACTTGGGGTCCGCCTTCAGTTACAATGAC